GTGACCCGGGCAATTTTAATCAGTTTCTGCGCCCTATTCCTTTTAGCAGGCTGCACTTCCCAAGCTGAGCCAAGTATTTCCACTAAGCAAGCGAACTCAGTTGCAGCCGCTAACCGCGCGGAGCAAACTAGTCGTGCCAATGCAGCGGCTGATGCTAGTGCTAAGAAGCAATCTGGTGACCATTATCAAGCTGCTGACGACCATATCACTAGCGCAACTAGTGCAGTGGCCGCCGTCGGGCAAGTGCTCAACGATCCCAAGCAACAAACCTTTGGTGTCGTACCAACTGCCAATCAAGATGCACACGGCCACCACTATTATCAGGTCGATGCTTATCAGAAAACGGCTAATGGCGGCCGGGGGCATTATCTGAATAGTTACTTTGTTTATTTAGATGGTAGTATCACGACCAAACAAGCAAATTAATAAACAGACAAGTTGTCACCCATTCAAGCAGTGTCGTTGAACCTGCTGGGATGGGTGACTTTTTGGATGCATTTTTTGCCGGTAGTAATTTCAGTATTTCGGCGTACAGTTATTCCATGCTAATTAAGGCCAGTCCCAGTAACTAAGCAACCAATTTGCAATTACAATTAATATCAACTGCATAAATATAGAAAAAGGTTTATTTTTTTGTTACTTTTCGCTATAATGGATATTGTTGTTAAAGCAACTGCCCCAGTGGCGGAACTGGCAGACGCGCAGCGTTCAGGTCGCTGTATTGGAAACAATGTACAGGTTCGAATCCTGCCTGGGGCATAATTAGTCAAAAGAGAACACTTTTAAAAAATAGGAATCCCGTTAAATCAACGTTTAGCGAGATTCCTATTTTTTGATATTTCATTAAAAAACACTAGAATATAAAAAGTTTTTGCACGTTTTTTGCACGTTCTACCCCTTGATTTATCAGCATATATTGATTATATCAATCTTATTTTTTGCACAATAAAATCCCCACACCAGCTATTGCAGCCAGTGTGGGGATTCGTTTTACTTCACGTATTCCAATGTATTACCTATTGGGCCAGTTGCCATATAAGCATAGCCGTTCGAACGTGGTTGCCGTACCCAACGGTAGCCACCTTGAATAATGGCTTGATCGGTTCTCACCGTTGAACCAGCTGGTAACACTGCAATGACACTAGCCGATGTTGATGGTGCAGTCCGAAGTTTGACAGCTGTTTTAAGCGTATAGGTCTTGTCCTCTTTAATCCATTTTGGAATATCAGGATTGATATTTGCCTCAGCGTACTTATCCCAGGCGGACTTGTCACCGTAAAACACATCAAAATCAAGGGCGCCATTCCAGCCCGGTAACTGTCCAGTGCTTGTATATTGGAACATTACTACGGTCTTCCAATGCTTCAAACTACCATATAAATCTCGTGGTTGATAGCCATTCACGACGTTGTAGTTGTTATACTGAGCAATCCATAACCCATAGTTGGCCTTGACCACTGATGACCAATCTAAAGCATTTTCACAACTAAGTCCCGTGTATAGCACTGCACGAACACCGGTTTTTTGATAAACGTAATCAAGCCATTGCTTAGCTAAGCCGACACCTGCTTGGTTCTGAATGGTTGAACCTGTCGTGTTTTCAAAATCAAGAACCAGCATTGCTTTACCAATATATGGCTTAACAACCGTTAAGAAGTAATCAGCCTGCTGCTTAATATCCGAGTCGTTTCGAATAAAGTGGTACACGCCTAGCTTCTTGCCTGCTGACAAAGTCTGCTTTGCGTGTCCATTAAATTCTGGATTAGTATAATCAATACCCTCTGTTGCTTTCACCAACACAAAGTCGCCTGCAACTTTGCCCACATTCATACCAGCCTGATAACTGGCTACATCAAATCCATTTAAGCTCATTATTTTGCACCTCCATTAAACATGGTGGCAAGCGATTTAGCTAGCTCATTACCACCGACGCTGACGGCACCAGCAATTACACCATCAACCAGACCAGCTACCCATTTGATATCGCCATTGGCAATGCCAATAAAAATACCAATCACTGCACCAACACCAAGGGCAATAATTGGTAAATATTTGTTGCTGAATTGAGTTTGTTTAATCGCCCAAACAACTAGATATGTTACTACGGCGATTGCCGCAATCGTGGTACCGTTAATAAATTGGATTAATTCCATCATTATTTATCACGCTTTCTATAGTAGTCAATAATCTCTTGTTTCTCCGCGTTTTCTTTTTTAAGTGCCCCGTTCTCCTTTTTCAACTCAGAAATTGAATCGCCGTTAGTGGCCGCGCTATCCTCCTTGCGCTCTGGAAAAATCTGTGGAATAAGCGCAACAACGATTGCTGTAGCAGAACTGATGAGGGCCACGATAACGACATCGCTCACGGCAATCAACCTCCAACAATTTGTTCATGTACCATCGTGACTAGAATCGCCAATGCGTACATACTTTCAAAGCTCACATATCGTGCAGTTGCAAAATCATGTGCTGCAAATGCAATCATGAAAAAGGCCCAAACAAAAGTTAGGGCTCCAGTCATTAACGGCTTGTAATATGGTAACTGGATATCCCACAACGAATAGACTAGTCCGAGCGTTCCCACACAAGCCAAAATAAAAATAGCTGGCGGATCATCCAATACATCTAGTAACGTTGGCTGAGGTGGCACGAATGCAAAGGTATTATGCTTAATAATAAAGTAAATTCCTAAGCCATATGTTTCCATCGCTTTCCAAAACCAGAAACGATTTCTGGTAAAATGCTCAAACATCACATCACACTTCCATTCATGATGTTGGGAATTCTTGACTAAGAATAGTTTTGACTGCAGATTTTACATCTTCGTAACCGACAGATTCGATATCTTTATCTGTGAAGTCAGACTGGTCGAGAGTTGAGCTTAATGAAATATAATTGCCATTATTGCTTAGGTCTGAGTACGCCGTCAGACGAATAGGCGCATCGTTCTGGACGAAGAACTGGTAGTTTGAGTAGGATAAAGTTGGCATCAATTTTGGTAACTTCTTAGTAGCTAAAGTGGATAGCTGTTTCTTGGAAAGGTCATCAAACGTTGTTCCAGCTTTTAAATCATCAGCCACAATTGTCAAGTTTGCGCTAAATTCTAGTTTGTCGGTCTTACCATGAAGGCCAACTACCACGCTGTCAGTATTTCCGGTTGATGTTTCCATTTGATATTGGATACTTTGATTAATAATTTGCATATTATTGTTCCTCCTTAGAATCTTTTGCAAATGCCTGTTCTAATTGATCGTAAACTCGTTCGTACACAATCGCATCTTCCTTGTCCAATTCATAAGGATAGTCATCCAATGACGCCTTCAGTCCTTTGAATCGAGCGGAATACTCACTGAAATCAATATTTGCAAGGTCGTCTGATAACTCGTTCATTTCAGAACTAAGATTAGTTTCAGAATCTTTTCCAAGTTTTGAAGGATCCTTTTCGTCAGCTAGTTCTGGTTTTGGAATTAATTTTTCGCTACCATCATCTAGTGTCTTTAAATTACCGTCTTCATCAGCTTCAAAGTATTTTTGCTGAATATCTACTCGATCAGCAACGTATTCTTCTTGCTTATTGGCAAGTTTACGAATAAGGACACTACGTCCTAAGCTTGCCTTACCTTTTAATTTGAATTGTCCTAGTGTGTTAGCGATACCTGCGAGTTCACGATTCTTAAAACTAATAGTTGTTTTCATAATAAATTACTCCTTCTTACAAATGATAAGTTGTATAAACTGCAATGGTGCCATCTGAACGTATTTTTGTAGGGACCATTAAATTTTGACCATTAAGCGTTCCCAGTACCTTCGAAGCATTAATAACGCCGCCGTTTCTAACCAAATAGGTTTCATAGCTTCCGAATAACCATCCGGCTTTTAAGTTGCTTGATCCAAAGAACGGGTATTTAATTCCATTCATACTAATCCATGCAAATTTCATTAGTTGGTATGCACCTTTAACGTCGACGCCACCGCCGTCAAATCTTAAATTTTTGTGTAACATAACATTGTCGTTGAACCAGAATCCACCCCATGGCATACCAAAGTCATGGGCTGAACTATTACGGGTCCAGCCAAATTTTATATCATAGTCACCATTCGGATCACCTTCATTTTCGGCACCCCAGGACATGAACTTACCAGCGGAGTCAAGGTCAAAGTCAAGGCCCCAATGTTCAGGATGCTGAACTGATCGGTTAGTGTGAATTCTACCAATAGAATTACCGCTTCTATCCGTAGTGTACAGTCCATCAGTACCAATCTTAAGTGTCTGCAAGGTTGAGTTCATCGCAATAAGCATGGAACCAGCTTGCAATTTATCAGCAGTAATGGAGTGAGCAACAATCTTTGATCCATTAAGGTTATACACATCGATCTTAGACGCATCAATCCTTCCCGCATGTAGCTTGCTGGCATTTAAGCTGGCAATCATGGCGTCCTTAATGACTGCATTATCAATGTAGGTAGCAGCGGTAATGCGCAGTTTGTTACCGTATATTGTTGTTCCTTCAGGAGAGACGTTAATCGCATTAATAACCCCGTTTTTAGAAACCTTAAGATCAATATCTGACGCAGTTTGTTGAAATTCCGTCCAACTAGCATTATCAGGAACAAACGAACCAACACTAGCTGCGTTAACAAGCATAGGGGCTATCACAGCTAAGTGACCACCACCATTAACATCAACGTGAAGAGCAACGTAAGCTGTTCCTGCTGGCGGAGTTTGCTTCTCTATCTTGACCAATGTTTGCTTACGAAAGACGGTTACACCTTTAGTGGCATACCCAATGCGTTTCATCGATTTGTCATACCAATCTAAAACCAACTGAGTACGACCACCAATCTTATCGACATTGAATATCGCACTGGCAGAGTACACAGAAGTAGCATCTGGAACATAGATCTTCCTTGAAATTATATGATTCCATTGGCCGGTATTAACTGGATTGGCTATTGGAATATTACAACATATCCCTTGATAACCATTCCACCAAGACCATTTCACATCTGACGAATACCAATTAGAAGCTTTATCTGAGGTCCATGATGAACCATCAAATTTGTCGTATTGAAAACGTGAATTAGCAACCAGATTCCGCTGGCCAATAGTATTAACTTGACCTACAACAGAAGTTATCTGATTACTTAATTGGGTTACCTTGGACTGGTATTCACCATTATCAACCTTTCCACGTACTGTTGTTTGAATGGAATCCACAGTTTGAGAAATACTAGAAACAGCATCAACGGTAGCATTATCTGCCGGATTCGCAGAATAATCTGTTGCATACGAGCCTAATTCTAGTTTCATATTTGAAACTGTAATGGTGGTTGTCGAAGGCATATTATCAACACGGAAATACATACCTTGTTGCGAGTACCCATTTAAGGTGATGGTTGCTACATAATGTTTCTTTGTGGTATCCGCAGTATTATGAAGGTATTCCATCCAAGTTCCACCGTCTCCGCTGGCATTATTCTGGATAATAAAGTTCGCAAAAGCCGTAGAAACGACATCAAAGCTTAGTGTTACTGTAGTTCCTGCTTCTAGTCTTCTGCTTAATGCATATATTTGCATCGCCTGGTTAACTATATTACGGCCCGTCATACTGAATGGCGTACCGGTTTTTAATAGCAGGTTTGTTCCCACTGAGCTATCAGTAACTCGTTGTTGAACCGTCATTAAAGTGCTATTGAATTCTTTAGCACTCGCTTGCAATTGGCTAATATTATGCTGGTTTGTTTGATTGTCAGAACTTAATGAATCAAAGTTGGCAGTTAAAGACTTGCTTGATGCCCGAAGTGTGCTAATGTCAGTAGATTGCTTACCGAGAGTATTATTAACTGTTGTAAACTGACCCTTAAATGAACTCGAATTAGCCTTTAAGTCATTAATACTGGTCGTATGCCCGTTCACCGTAGTTTCGACACTTGATACCGTCGCATTAATTCCGTCAGCAGTACTGTTAATCTGATTTTGTGTCCAGGTTTGAGTGGCATACCCATTAAGGTCTTTATGCTCAATTTTCTTGGATATATCAAGTTTCATACCGTCAACAGTTTGTGAAAGCTTGGAAACTGCAGTAACCGTAGCTGTATCTTCAGGATTGACCGAATAATCAGTAGCTACGCTACCTTTTTCTAGCTTGTATCTATGACTAGCTAACCAATCAGATAAATTGCCAGAAGTGCCACCTTCGTCCGTAAAATTAATGGAGAATCTAATATACGCAACATTAGAAACGTTTAATGTTTGTGTTGCTGAAGTTATAGATTGATAACCAAGATAATTTTTATCACTATCATACATTGCCAAAGTGTGATTATCAGCGCCTTTGAACGCATAGTCTGGCGAACTTAACGTAAATACAGTTGCTCCATTAGTAGCTATATAATTATCTGAATAGAAATCACTGTTACCGCGGTTCACACCACCATTATCTCTATTAAGATAACCATTTTTTAAGCTTGATCGGACGATTAAATTAGTCCCCACAGCGCTGTTTTGAACCTGTGTTTGAACAGTCATCATCGTACTGTTAAGTTCTGTGGCAGTCTGTTTAAGTTGGCTAATATTATTCTTATTAGTCGTATTATCACTTGTTAACGTATTAAACCCAGTAGTCAATTCTTTAGATGTGGCTTGCAAAGTGCCAATATCTGTCGTTTGCTTACCTAGAGTATTACTAACCGTTGTAAACTGACTCTTAAAAGAACTTGAGTCAGCCTTGAGGTCATTGATACTGGTTGTCTGAGCATCGACAGTACTCTTGATACTGGACATGGTTCCGTTAATTCCATCAGCAGTCATTTTAATCTGATTTTGAGTCCAGGTCTGAGTAGCGTAACCGTCCAAATCAGTCTTAGTCAGTTTGACAGCTAGGCCATTCTGTAACTCTGCGATAGTCATAGTTGAGCCATCAGTTAAAGTCTTGTAGCTCTGACTGACCGCTCCAGCTATCTGCTTGGCATCTTTAGAATCAGCGGCGGCAGAAGAAGCTTGTTTAACTGCATCACTAGCGTTACTCTGAGCATTCAATGCACTAGCTACAGCACTATCGGTTTTTTGACTAACTTTTCCGAATTCTGAAGCTGTAGAGTTTGCTGCGGCAACTGCAGAACTAGCGTCACCTTGAGCACTCACCGCTTTATTCATTGCTTGGCTAGCTAGGGAACTCGTATCATCATACTTTGAAGCTAATTGATCAGCTTTATCTGATGCACTTTTAGCATTTTCGACAGCAGTTTCAGCTTCTTGCTTAGCTACGTTAACTTTTGCGTCTATCTCGCCAGGGTTCAACGTAATCTGTTCCCAACGACTATTGACCCATTGTTTGATAGACCACTTGTCTGGATCACTATTACTTTGGTCAAACCATAAGTCACCTTCATTGGCACTCACTGGTTCTTTTGCACCGTAGTAATTCGTATTCTTACCATTTGCACTTGTCGCTGCAGCGTCAACACTTTCTTGAATACGTTGCACTTTGCTATCCAAACTACTTTGTAGATGTGTGTACTGATCCACAATACTCAAATCACCACAAGTGGCCGTATACCCGATACGCTTACCGGTCACGTCAAACTGTTCTTCAAGCTGAATAATTCTGATTTTACGCTTGAAATTTAATGCTTCATCAATTGCTAGAATCCAGTCTCCGACTTTAGGTGCTTCATAGTTCGGATAACCAGCGTTCTCTAAGTCATAGATGTTCATAGTCATTGACACGGTATAGGTCGCATCAACCTGCTTTTTTAAGGCGGCAATCAAGTTATCTGCAATTGTGTATCGTTCGTCGACAATCGGATCCATTTCTAAGTCGCCAAACTTCTTGGCTAACTCACTGCGATACTCAACTTCTAATCGACCCTTACTTTTATCTTGATCATCTTTGAAAGCACCATATCCCCTAGCATACGTCGCAAAGTCTGATATTTTCATTTCTTCCGTAAGATCACTAAGGTTAATGCCTTTACGGACAAAGCTGGTTAGGTCACTGCCAAGTTGTTTAGCAATGTGAACCGTTTCATTGTGCACTTCAAATTCAACGCCAGCCTGATCAATAATGTCGTTAAATAAATCTAGCTTATTTTTGTAACCCCAATTTTCTTTTTCAAATGCTGGTACGGTAGCATCATTCTTGTAGGTATACCCGGATTTATCAAAGAGTTGTCCTAGATAGAATGTATACTCATGACTACCCGTGTATTGTGCGTGCAATGCTACTTTGGCAAAGTCCCAAAAGAACTGTTGTACCGCATCAAAAACAACGGTATTGGTATCATCACTCAACTTCTTATACGTAATGACATACTTTTCGTTATCGAAGTTTAACCACCAGCCGTAGTCTAAACCGTTCAATACGTCATCACCGGCAAACACTTCACCAGTCAGTGACAGTCCGCCATTGACGCTAGTCTTTCTCGTGATGTTTGCTTGGCCGAAATGAACCGTTCCGCCTGAATCATAAAATTTAATCAATAATTTTCACCTCACCTTCCTAAATATATAAATCACACAAATTCTTGATCTGAATGTCCGCACTGATTGAACATACTATCTTGTTAGCTGCACCGGGATGCAGGATAAAATACCCCGCATTGGTTTTATCATTAATGTTCTGATTGCCACGAGTATTATTCATGCCCGATAACGTATAAACGTCACCAGCAACTACTGGGCTAGTAACTATCAATGATTGACCATCGACTGTCAACGTAAACCCACCAGCAGACGCCACCTTAGCCGTCACGACAAAATAAAAAGCCTGTTCTAGCTGTGAACAAGCTACTGTACCGTTATAAGTTATTGATTGGCCACTAACTAACGTTTGCGACCGTGGCTTACTCTCACCATATGGCAATTCGACTGTCTCAAATTCCAGTGACCAGGTGTAGTAAACACCCTTACCAGTCCGTTCGATAATTGATGGTAGGTTGGTATCTGTTCGATACACTTTAAACCGTTTCTTATCAACAGTTTGTGCTGGCATCACAAAGTCTTTGCCACTCTCACGCACGTCATACAAGTTTCGACCGCCGTAAACGCGCGTTAAATAAACGGGGTCCGTTTGTGATAAAGCCGTGTTAACTTTATCTCGCACGTCATCCGCTTGTTCTAGGCTCTTAACCCAATACAAACCATTGATTATAATCTTTTTGACGACATGCCGGCCCCCGTAATCCAGCGAGCCAGCGCGCCCATCAAAGCTTTTAGTAGTTCTGGTAATTGTTGGCGCCGATTCTTCGAAGTTGAGCACTTGGAAGCCGAAGTCACTCAACTTATGTTCAGTTCCATTTAAGTTTGTAATTAAAGCATCCATTTGCTAACCTCCTTGTGGGAAGAATCGATTTAAATTGTGTTCCCGTGAATCCTTTTGTTTAATCAAAGTCCGCAGCTTTTCACCAATCATATCGTTGTGCACTTCAAATGTTGGTTGTTGGTCATCAAGTTTATTCAAGATAGCTTCCAGGCCTGCTACGATTGCTTGTGTACTGTCGCTACCACCCAAATTATAGTTAATTGTGGTATTATCTCCGCCAATTGAGTCGTTGATTGCTTTCGAAGCTTGGATAATTGATGAATTAGCCGGAATAGTACCAGCAGCATACTGTGAGACACCAAACATTTTGGCCGTTAATCCCGCTGGAATAACTTGCGTTCCTTTTGGTGCATTCAGATAGACATTACGTCCGTGTGGAATAAACGCTGGATGCCCGGGATACTTGACAGCTTCACGGAATACTGAACTTTCTTCGTCATTAACAATGATTGGATTACCATCGGTACCTGTTGTACCTGTTGCGTGCCGAGTAATTTTACGAAAAACAGTTGTAATGAAGTGGGTCACGTTCCCCATTGCATTCCAATGGCTTAGAGTACGGATTGCGCTACTGATTGGACTAGAAGCGCCATCGTGACCACGAGCAGTCTTGTCTCGCATACCGGTTCCGTTGTAGCGGCCTAACGAACCTTTAGCGCGTCCCATAGCACCGCTTGCTGAATCATATCCGCGAGCGGTTTTTCCGCGCATACCTACCCCGTTATATCGATCAAGCGACCGGTGAGCACCGTTAATTGGACTAGATGCAGCGTCATGTCCACGAGCAGTTTTAAGTGCCATATTAACGCCGTTATATTTCATTGCCGATTTACGTGCACCGTTCATTGAACCTGAGGCCGAATCCTTACCTTTTGCAGTTTTAGTCTGCATTTTGGTTGAATTAAATTTATCTAGTCCCTTTTTACCGTTCTTGGCAGGACCAGACGCCTTATCAGTAGCCTTAAGTACCTTACCAGTTACCTTAACTCGGCCAAACTTATCAACTGAAATTTTAGCTTTACCAGCATTTTTGCTAGCATTGTCTTTCGCTAACAGGTTTTTAGTAGTACTCTTTGGCAAATCCTGATATTTTTTGTAATCTCCAGTGACTCTTTTAATAACGCCCGTTGCGCCTTGATCGTTAGCAATTAACCGTTTTTCACGTTCTGGTAAGCTATTCCAATCCTTAAGGTTCTTAACGCCTTTAGCAACATCTTTGGCACCCTTAGCTTTGGCCATGACCGTCTTCATTTGTGGCGTTAAGTTGTTCCAATCTTTAATACCAACCGTAGCTTGCTTCATGGCTGGCGACGCGTTGTCCTTTAAGACTGCCCGCTTCTCAGCCATCGTTAACTTATTCCAAGTTTGAGCCTTAGTCATGACGCCTAAGAGTTCTGGTCCGCCTTTGGAAGTAATGATGGCCTTCTTTTCGGCAGGAGTAAATTTGCCCCATTGCTTGCCTTTTTGAAGCAATTTGGCTAGATCATCGCCACCTTTAGACTTAATCATCGCCTGTTTCTCTTTAAGCGTTAAACCATCCCAGCGTTTGGTCTGAACAGCCGCAACCCCAACCATGGCCGCGGCATTAGAACTCATCTTTCCCTGTTTAACCAGTAGTTTCATCTGATTCCATTTGTCTTTCGACTTAGCGGCCTTATTGACTTCGGCCTGTGCATTGGTCTTTAGCTTACCTGTTTTGGGGTCTAATACCATTGAGTTCCAGTCTGTAGCGGCTTTTTGAGTTGCCTTACTCATATTACCGGTAAGCTTGATGGCCACACTTGCTGACTTTTCAGCACCATTCTTAAATTGATCATAGGCAGCTTGAGCTTGTTTCTCATTATATCCATATTTAGTTTGCAATTCTTCAAAAGCCTGGCCCGCGGTTTCGCCAGCTTTAACCTGCGTCCTGATGTAATCTTCACCAAGTTGTTTAATAGTGGCATTGTGTCGCTTAGTCAGAACCTCTTCCGCACTATTCATCTCTTCGTTACTAATCAAGCCATCTTTGTGAGCCTGATTAAGTTTACCCATTTTATCGTTGTAAGTATCAAGCTCTTTAGCACCAGCATCACCAATAGATTTGGCATTCTCAGCTAACTGTTTTTTAGTCATTGAACTGGTTTCACCCAGCTCAGCAGCTAGAATGGCTTTCTTCTGCTTAGATTTTAGACCTAAAGTATCAATTTCATCCTTAGCCATCCGACGCTGTAGATTCGCAATTGTAGTTGCTTGGTCACTAGTAAGTTTTACGCCATCTTTTGCTGACTGAGATGTAATCGCTGTGACTTTTTTTGCAGTATTCTGCATGTCAGTGACTTTTTTCTCATTAGCTTTCTTTTGCTCTTCGGCTTGTTTTGCGATGGCATCACCGGCTTCACCGCCAATCTTTTTAGCAACTTTCAGCGCATTTTGGTATTCTTTATCAACATGCTTACTTGCTGAGCCGACCATATCCGCAAATGCTTTTTGTACGGTTTTGGCGTTTTTCTGTGCATTACCACTAAAATCATCTAACGCTGTTGATGCTTTGGACTCAAACCTAGTCATATCCGTAGCTGCATCTGATGCAGACTTACCTATATCTGAACCCCACTGCCGTGTTCGTGCAGCACTAGCGGCCGCTTCCTTACCATAGAGTTGCCAGTAAGCCACACCGGCTACAGCTGCCAAACCAACACCGGTCACCGCCGCACCCGTCACACTTAATGAGGTTCCTAATACACCGGCGCCAGCTTCGGCCGTCGTAAAGGCACCTTTAAGTAAGCCGAACGTTGACTTAGCCGTTGATGCCGAGCCATTTACAGTATCAACACTTCCCTTGAATGCTTTGAAACCACCACTGGTAGCATCAGTCGCACCTTTTAACATCGCGAGTGATTCTTTAGCTGCTTGATTCTTCGCGTGCCATTGTGCGGTAGCGCTAATAACTTTAACAATACCGCCACCAAATGTTCCAAATCCACCGACGATATTACCCAGCATACTCAATACTGGGCCACCAGCAGCAGCTAATAGGGCAAACTTAATAATTGTATTCTGAGTGGCATCATCCATCTTCGAGAAGCCTTGAACCATATCCGTGGCTTTCTTAACTAACGGTGTTAGTTTTGGAATTAACTTCTCACCGATTTCAATTCCTAGCACTTTTAATGACGCAATCAGTTTCTTGACACTATTTGCCGAAGTATTGCTCATTTGCTCGGCAACTTTCTTAGTCGCACCACCAGCGTTCTCAGTATCTTTAGTCAAGTCACGCAGGCTCTTAGAACCGGCCTTAACTAATGCGTTAGCAGCAGCTTGGTTCTCACGTCCGAATGCTTGGGCTAAGGCCTTACCACGTTCAGCGTTTGACCAGCCCTTAGTGCCATGTGTGATATCATCAATTAGTTGCGGTAAATCGTGTGAGTCATGGGCCAGTTGCTTCGAACTAATGCCCATACTCTTGAATCCCTCGGTGTTTTGCTTGGTTGGCTTAATCAAACTAGTCAGCATACCACGTAAATTAGTCCCAGCTTTTTGGCCTTCGATTCCTTGGTTACTAAGCTCACCAACAGCCGCCGCAGTTTGTTCAACGCTGAGACCCAAACTAGAGGCAACCGGCCCGACGTAGCTCATCGCATCAGACATATCACCGAAGCCAGCCGCAGTCGCATTGGCCGCGTATGTCAGCGAATCGGTAACCTGCTGAGTGTTCTTCATCGTCCCAGCCGTTGAGTTAGTCTTTAACCCGAACTGTTCAACGATTGACGCTGTGGCATTCATGACCGTACCCATATCTTCACCGGAAGCCATGGTAGCGTCTAAGATAGACGGCATTGAGCCCAAAACTTGGTTAGTGGTATAGCCACGCCGAATAAGTTCCGCCATGCCGTTGTTGATTTCAGTAGTCGAGACACCGTACTTCATCGACATCTTTTTAGATGCATCACCCAACTGATCCAACTGTGACCGGTACTTAGCGGTAACTGCGCCCCCATTAGTCAGCAGAGGCCCCATGGACTTGATTTGCGAATCAAAAGTGATAGCGGATTTAGTTGCAATGGCTAAACCAGCCGCAATTGGGGCGCTAACTTTGCTGGTCATCGTTGAGCCGATGTTCTTCATCGATGTACCAGTCGCTACAGCGGCCTTGCTAACTTTATTTAAGCCACCGGTAAAACCAGTTTGCTCAACGCGTGCTTTAGCCATTGCCGCTGCATTATTCTTGTACTGAGTTTGTAATGAGGCTAATTTAGCATTGGCATTCTGCAAGTGAGTTGCTAGCTTAGCTGTTTGCGCGGTTGGCTTACCATCGACCAGCGAATCCTTGTACGCTTTACCCAGTTTTTCAACAACCCGCTGCTGACTCATCATTACTTGTGACAAGCCTTTAGACTTAGCTGATAGGACGTCAAACCGGCGGCCCGATTGACCGAGTACGGCCATTGATGATTTCATCTCAGCCATTGCATACTTAACTTCACGTTTAGCACCGGTTAACCCTTTACCAAACGCAGCGTGATCCAGCCCTAACTCGATGACCATGCGGCCTAATACTTCATCTGCCATTTATTATTCCTCCCTTCATTAAGATTTTCTAGCAAAGTCAAAAAGACTCATGACAGGCTGATTACCAGGGTTTACCCCCACAGTCCCCGGTTTAACTCGGGTCCCACTTTCAGTCTGCTGAGTCTGTTCAGTCGTTGCTTCGATTATTTGCGACAACAATTGAAAATCAACATCATTTAATACGCTCGAAAGTGTGTAGCCGGTGCGGTTTTCAACAATTGCGCCGACTGCTGATAACACTCTTTTGCGGGCTTCTTTGATGGTTATTCCGGTGTCGTCGCCATCTGTAGCTTTTTTGGGTTTACACCAGCTACTTTGCAGATAATTGTGAAAGTACGGTCATCAAAATCAATCGCATTGAATCCATTCCAAATTGCATCCGTCGTTACCAATGGATCAGTAAATACTTTGGCTAGAAATGCTACTCGTTCTTCAAAAACATCACGCAATTTACGATCTGAGTTATCGGTTTCAATTAAGTCCAATGCGTCCAAGATACGGCCTGCCGGAATGAACGATTCCGTGAAGGTCTGCTTTTTACCATCAATAAGTAATTCCATCTTTAGTGGTGTACTCATAGTCTTTCCCTCCATACACACAAAGCCGCCCCAATTGGTATTGTTGATTTATCGGCGACTAGTGGTTAGTTATTCAATATGTTTTTCAGAATTATCCATTACTTGGAGTTGTATCGCTACCTGCTGGATCAAACAATTGCTTTTCAAACTTCGTAACAGTCGTTGCATCCTTAGTGGCATCGCCCACAAACTTCTGCATCACTTCGCCGTTAGTAGCTGTGGCAATCGAACTAATTGGCGTAAAAGTCCAGGCATCAGCTTCTGGTGTAAATGATTTAGATGAATCCAGCGTGCTCAAGCTAATCTTATCCCGCGTAAATGTTCCCTTGAAGAAACCAACTAACGCAATTTCGCCAGTGTCTTCTTTGGATTCCATTTCAATTGAGCAATATGGTGGCAACGTATCTTCACCACCATAGCTGATCTTGTCATCATCGACACGGAACCCAGCCAATAGGTCAGCACTAACTTCCGGTAAATCTAAAATACCGAGTGCTACCTTGGTGTCACCCAAGCCTTGACGTGACAAGTAGTAATCGATATTAGACCCCGGTACTTTCACTGGGTCTTTAGCTAAGCCACTGATTTCAGCAGTGGTCGTAGCCCCTTTGTGTGCCTGACCTTCAACAATAATCAGGTCACCTTTTTTCGTGCCGTCTTCGGCAAATGGTTGAATCTTTAATCGTTTATATCCTACAAACATAATTACATCTCTCCTTAATAATTTGTGTCATACAATTTAGTGTTACCGCGGTATCTGCGAACATCAACAAAGCGGTTAGTTTCAGTCATGAATTCATCTAATTCGTTCTGAGCACCAGCTAATCTTGAAAAGCCCAAAGCAAGCATTTCGTTTTGAATTTCACGTGCCACAGCATTACGTGCCGGTCGACTGATAGATTCAACATTGACTTGAAACGTGAATTGCACATTCAAATAATCATCACTGCCAACAGCCGCTGGTACCGGTGGCCCGACAGGTGTAATCACAACAAATAGATTGTCGTGGTCAGCCGTTTCTGGGCTTTCAAAATAACTAATTCGATGACTGCCATCACCAGCCAATGTCAGTTTTGCAATTGTTGCATTTGCCAACAACGCGGTATAAATAGTTGCAAGCATATCCTTGGTTTCGGTCATAGTAGTTTCCTCAATTCAGCTTCTTCAAGTGCCTTGGCAGGGCCACGGCTACTATCAAATGCACCTTGAACTTTACCCATGCCTCGTGGATGATAGGTTTTGCTGAACCGTGTATATCCGAGCTCATTCAGATGGACTAATCGCCAGCGAGATCCCGCATGCCAACCAATCTTAATCGTCCGTACGCCGCCCCGACTATGAGGGTTACCGACTGATACTTGAAGAACTGTTTGACCTGTGTCACGATAGCTGGCGACCGCATTCTTTAACTCAACTGCTACACGCCTACCAGCCACTCGTAGCGCATCGTTTTCAGCACGATTCAGTTTTGCTGGACTCAGTTTCTGGGACAGCTTGTTGATGACTTCATCAACGCCTGTGAACTTAACCGTTACTTCCGTCATTTAGTCACCCCCAGCACAATTTTTACAAAAGCATTATTTTCTAGGTCCGGCGCCACCTGGATAACATCCCAAACAATCGGTTGACCAGTGGCATCCAGATACCGGCGGTCGTCAATAACCACGGTGTCCTTAGTTGTCGGGTCAAATTCGCCAAAAGTATCGCGAATCTTGATAGTCACGCCATACTTTGCTTCATTAACGTTAAGCACTTCACGGTCTTTGGTGGATGGATCATAAGCTAAACCCAAACACTCAAAAACTTGTTCAGTTTGACCACGCCCCGGCTCTGGCCCCAAATTTTTGACGGTACGAAAAAAACGAACCGGCGTATTAAGCTGATTCGTTCTTATTGGGGATGCATTGTACTCAAACTTCGGTCGATTCATCTTCATCATCTCCCGGTTCATAGCTGGTCAAGGACGCAGACAATAAGTCGTCCAAAAAATTAGCGTCAAAAAACTCGACTTGGTCATTGTAAGCGTATCGTGCTCGTTCTAAAACTAGCTCGTCATACACATCATCACCGGCGTTACTGGCAATACCAGTAATATCGGTGATACGCTTCTGACTTGCATTCAGAATTCGCGATAAATTTGCGTCCTCAGCTTTGTGATAAATCTTCATACGCAGTTTGAATTGATCTAATAATGGATTCACTTAATCACCCCACTAATGCTAGTAAATCGGCCTTCAACGTAGCTCCAGTGTGGTCGATTCCGTTAGCATCTAACCAAGCAGTGATTTCAGCTACGGTACTGTTCGTGGTAGGCTTAGTTACCCCGGTGTCCGGGGTCGCTATTTTCCCGCCGTATCAGTAGTGGTAGCTGTTTCCAACGCTAAGTCATAAACGAAAGCGACGTTGTTATCTTTGCCCTTGCCATATGCAAATTGCTTAGCAGTGTACAGTGTGCCGTCTTCCATAGCCAAAGTTTCAGTGAACTTCTTGATGTTTACAGCACCAGCCACATACGCATCGTAACGATCAGGAACAAAGGCAATCAGCTTACCATTTGGTACGTATTGAGATTCAACAATTTGGATCCCAAATGGATAAGCCAGTACCCATTGGCCATTGACGTTTTGCATCGTCATGGCAGCTTCCATGTCCAACGAAATCCCTGGGGTCACGACTAAGACCGTCTTACCCTTGGCAACGTATGGCTTACCATTTTCCTTAACTGATAACTTCTTGACAATACCAGCTAATTCCTTCTTAGCAGTTTCGGTGTCCTTTAAAGTAATTGAACCAACAGACGCCTTTTGAGCATAAGTAGTCGTGTCACCGCTAACGGTCCCCTTGGATAAGTCAGAAATCAAACCGATTGGTTTATCGTTACCGTCACCAACTAAGAATGCTGATTCGAGGGCTGCAGCAAATGCTTCGGTAATTTGAGCCATCACGAATTGCTTGATCCAAGCTACACCAAATTCTAAGATATCGTTTGGCAATGCCACAAACGCCGTCAGCTTGGATTGAGTAGCCGTTTGATCATCAAACTTAGCTGTTAATTGACCTTTGATTTCATCGAAAACTTTACCCCAAACAGCCTTACCGCCTGTTTCATCGGTCTTTAAAAACTTCAACCGTAAACCAGTCGTTTGTAACTTAATAGTTTGCAAGAATGGATGTTGATCAACTAAGTCTTCAAAGATTTGGTCTACTGTCGTTTCTGGTAATGTTACTTCGGTCTTTTCAGTGTGGGATAAGTCACCGGCCGTTAAAGCGTTAAAGAACTTAACTTCATCACCCGTCATTGATGGATCTTTACGTTGAGCGTTCAGCACATCATCCGTCTGTAAGTGGACTTGATTCTTGATTTCAGCCATGGTATCTTCACCAAGCGCGTCCATCATATCAGTAAAGCCCTGTGCTTGTTTATCGGCATCCGTGCTATTCTTCATCAATTCTGCATAAGCCTTCCGCTTAGTTGAAAAATTAGTAAAAGTTTTGGGATCAAATTTAATCATTGTTTTTTCCTTCTTTCGTAAATTAAAAAGCAAACGGATCAACAAATTTGTTTTCCGCTTGCTTTGTGGGTTGAATATTTAATTTTTGTACGACCGCGTTTGAAATACGGTCAATATCAGTATCAGATAAATCAGGAGCTGGCTTGACTAACTCGGCAATCTTATCAATCGCCGTTTGCGGCAATAGCCCAGAACCACCATCCGCTACCAATTGAATCTTATCATCAGTAAACATAACTTCGTCTACGAATCCAAGCTCCTTTGCTTGATCGGCATTCAAGTAGGTTTCAGAGTCCATCTTAGCCAACAAGTCGTCCATCGGTAACTTCGTTTTCAATTGATAAGCATTGGCCATCGCTTCATTGAGTTGTTTTAACATGTCCGACAATTTGTCCTGATCATGATAATCACCATAAACTCCAGCTGCAGAGTTATGGATCATAATTTGGCCAACCGGACTGATTCGTGTTGGATTACCGGCCATTGCGATCACGGACGCGGCACTTGCAGCCATGCCCATAATGTTGACCGTGACCTTACCGGAGTAATTCATCAGTGCTGTATAAATTTCACTTCCAGCAGTTACTAAACCACCGCCGGAATTAATATCAACTTCGATATCTGAACCATCATCTGGTAATGCATCAATAACATCCTTAGGAGCGGTACTGTCCATTTCCAACATGTCATAAATCCACTTGTCATCGTTACTAATAATCGGACCCTTAACGTTAATCTTCTTCATTATTATCACCACCTTTCGTTGTATAATTTTTAGTCATCACTATCTGGTCACCGTCTTCACGTGGTGGCAGCCCAACTGCTGACCGAACCTCGTTTTGAGTAACCATACCTGACGAACCAAGCTTGTCGATTTGTTCTGCTAGTTCAATTAGTGTTGGTCGATTAATACCAATTACTTCAACTTGTTTGCCATTCTTTAAGTAATCTCGCTGGCTGAATGACTTAGCGTTTAGCTCTGACTGAATCTTAGTTAATAACGAACTCAAGCACTGCTTATTGAACAGTTTTTGATTTTCAGCAGTTTCACCATGAATTAACGCTGGTGGCACTCCTACCAGCCGGGCAACATGGTCAATGAATGCCAGTAACACGCCGTTACTTTCATCAAACGTCTGATTTTTGCCTACCCCGTTCGATACTTCGTTATATTCAAAGCCATTTGTGATTGGTACTAGTGCAACAGAGTTCTTGCTGAACGATTGGAAAATCTTGTCGATAAACTTCTGCAGCTTGTTGGCTTTACCGTCATTAACACCAGCCGTTAAGTCAGCCTTAACGGTCGCTCGAATTTGATTGTTACGAAGTTCTAGCTCATACATTCGGCCAAACAACTCGCCATAGTCTCCCCATAAACCAGTCAGATAGTGCTCTAACTGGTCGTTTGAGTATCTCAGGTAAATAACATCAGACATCGGGAAGGAACGCTTAAAAGTGTATTCTTTGACTGTAACATTATCGAAAGCATCTTCATATACTGCATACTCGTGACGACTAAAATCATCAGCAATTAATAAATCGCCATCGTCGTCTTGAATCACTAGTACCTCATTGTAATAAATCAATTGGTAGATAAAATGCTGCCAAAAATCACTGGCCGATTCGTCAGTATTTGGTCGGACATTGAGCTTGTAATACATCGCATCTTTAACAGGTAACCCCTTGTTCATCACACGAAACTCCGACTGGCTAACCGCCCGGCCTACGTAATTGATCACTGTGTCAATCGCCATGCGCTTTAAGTAGGCTCGGTTCTTAATGTCCTGGAACAAATCAAGATCATAAACAAAGCTGGAATCTTTTCGCCGCGTAAACAGGTCAAAGAAGCTATTAATTACACTCATATATTCACCTCCCTTCCGTTAGAAATCAATGTCGGCCAACATATCTAGCGATTCATTTACCGAGTAGTCGGGTAACTGGTCAACCAGATATTGGCCATATTCAAACGCTTTAAAGCCATCAGTTTTTCGCCGAATTTCTTCTTTCTTGCCGTATCGTTTGTTACCATGGCTGTCGGTCGAAACCAGCACGTTCTGAGTGTTCCACCGCAATAGTGGGTTGTCACCCCAGATATATTGATGATTGGCAAACCCTGTCTCAATCCTCGGGGCTAGTAATCCATCAATCGCAGTTGGATTCCGAATCACGACCACCTCAAAGCCTGCATCTTCAAAGAACTTACGAAGTAAATCCGCCCGGAAATTATCCATGACAACTTTCTTAATGATGAAACGTTTCCGCTGCTCTAAGAACCAATCTACGACTTCTTGCGGGTCAATGGTTGGTGTGTCAACCACAGTCAGTAACCCGCGTTCTTCCCATTCAGCAATAGGAGGAGCAGACTGGGGGCGGTCTTGTGGTTTAGCTGAATACGCATAGAACTTATCGACAAATTGACGGCGGGCAAATTGATGGCTGATAAAGTATTGCTTACCATCTCGCTTGATAGTCAAACCATCTGCAGTAAAGTCGCGAATAGACGCGAAATCCACTGAGCCAATCGCTTCCATGCCCTCTAAATCATCGGGAACCGGCTTATTGGTTGCTTTAATTTGCTCATAAGGGGCAACTGACTTTTCTAGGTCTTCAACCTGGTAGTTCATGCGCTTAATAACGAACTCATCATAACCGGACGGGTCTAGTTCCAGGTCGTTATAGTCGTCCATAGTCTCCTGGTAAACGTCTTTGGCGTAGTCATTCATTGGCTTAGAAAATGATGGGTTGGCAAGCTCCCAGTTGGCTGGGTTGTCCATCTCTTTCAAACTATCCAACTCGCAAACAAACGGAAACATCGATTCAATGGGGGCCTTGCCGTCTAAAATCGCATCAGCTTTTGCTAATTCTTTATCTAGGTAGCCATCACGCACATAGCCCTTGGACCCAATCTCGAAAACTCGTGAGTCTCGAACTTTCCCAAGCCCAGAAATATGAACTTTGACATTTTGGTTATTGGGATAGGCATGGATTTCATCGAAAATAACAAAACCATCACGCAATCCATCTTTAGTATTCCCGTTAGAAGTCCGGTATCGTAGCGTCGAGTTGGTAGACTTCGAATGAACTTGCGAATTGGTCGCATAAAATTCGCCTTTCAACTCACTATGCAAGTCGACCGCATCGTGAATCTCATCAACCGATGTTTTGGCCTGTTCTTCACTATTGGCGATAATGGAACCATTATAATTGCGGACCCCATGCAGTCGTGATAAAAGAAAAGATGAAATCACCGATACCCAGCCGTTCTTACCAGCCCCACGGCCAACGACTACCATGAACTTCCGAATTGCTCGCCGCTCAGTGGTGTGATCATATAAAAAAACGAACGCGGTTAAGAATTTTTCCCAGGGTGTAAATGGGAAAAACCACTTATCAGCGAACGTTAAACAGTCCTCGATTTTTTCTTCATTAAAATAATAATTTTCGTTAGTTAGAACGGTCTTTTCTATTAATTCCACGAGTTTTATTCGCCGCTTATTCAACCTGATAGAACCGTCTTTATAGGCCTGTAGGTAACTTTTAACATACTTCTGTTGAATCATACCAAGCCACCCTTTTCGTCACTCGTAGTAGCTGTTTTAGACGCTTTAGGGGTGGTTTTAACGGGCTTAAAGTCCTTTTCAAGCGTTATTAGCGCGGAATTAATTCGATTTTTTTCGGAAACAGCCGGATTTGCTTTCCAATATGTCTGTTTGCCATTCTCGATTTTGACCATCACACCATTGGCAATAATGGCTTCATCAAGCTTATAAAAAGCGTTCAAAAGGCTGATATATCGGTCAACCTTTTCTTTCTCAACAGCTGATTTTTTATCGATTCGCTGCATCAATTCCCTTCTTATCTTACGGTGGTCCAAACCCCCACCCCCTTTCAAATTGAATAAAAAAAGCAATATTTTTCCGGAGTCGAGTCCTACCCACCGGTTCCCAGTTTTCTATTTTTCGCCAATTTTTTTGACCCCGGGGGCCTTGGCAATAAAAGATTTCCAGTCAAAAAAGATTGCTTTATTAATGTAGTAATATCCAGTAAATTCTTTTGCATTATTCATCCGTTTACAATAGTTCTTCGCTCTTCGTTCACTAAAATAAACGCGATGTGCAAAAAGCACATTCGCTTGTTGGTCACGCATGACTACGTAGACCACGACTTGCTTAGTGTTATCGGTTCTTGATCGCATTAGTCATCACTCCTTGTCTATTGATAGAACACTTTACCAGTCTGTTGATTGATAAAGACCACATGTTGAATTGGCTTATAGTCACGCTCCGATAACAAGATGATAGTTGCAGTCATCATGCTAACTCCTGACTCATCAATATCTGTAGCCGTTACAAACTGATAACTACACGACACTACCTGAGCCTGCTCATCATCAACATAGATCTTAGGTATCTTTTGCCTGTTGCTTATTGACCAAGTTATATTATGTTCCACCATTAATCCCACCTCTCATCCTTTGACCATCGGTTCTCTTTACGCTCATGTTTGCTTCGATAGTTCATGCGATGATGTCGTTTGTTGTGGCAATCCTTGCACAGTGTCCGCAGGTTAGTCGGCTCGGTTCGCAGTTCCGGATAGTCAGCCAACTCTTTGATGTGTTCAACTTCCAGTACAACCGGACGACCATGACTATCCACGTCGCCGTAACGAGTGACCTTACCATCACGCCTACACCACACACATTCATAGTGATCACGCTTAAGGATAGCAGCGCGCAGATGTTCCCACTCAACCGAACCATAGAATGCGTGGCATTGTTCAGTTGTCCATGACATGACGTAACTTACCAACTACCTTGGATGTGTCGATATCCAAATCAATCACCAACGCTTGGTTGGTTAGATGCTTAGGTTCAATACCAGCCATCACATTACCCAATCCACTATAGATGTCACGCAATGAATAGCCCTGCTTAATTAAGCTATAGCAAGTCTCATTGATTGTCTGTGTTGCATTGAACTCAGATTGTTCCATTCGTATTACCTCCAATAAATTTAATTAATATGCCGATAAGGATTTGCACCTTACATGACGTGTGGTCATATCAGTGTCACCCGATACCCGTTACTCGCGTCTGACTATGCGTCTACCTATTCCGCCACAGCACACTTGGATAGTGCTACCATAAACCACTAACTGTAGCCTGCGCTCACCAACTAGTCGGAACCAATTGGTGTTCGAGTATTTTTACATCCCAGAAGCTATCCTTCTCCCAGAAATGATGGCATCAAAAAACGCCACACCGTTTGGCATGACGCTTTATTATTATTTGTATCATAAATTTTCATGTGTTTTATCAAGAGCAAATTGATACTGATCAGAATAATCATCAAAAGTATCTATCTTTTTAATTATTGCATCATTCGAATCTTTAGCGATTATTAGACAAGTGTTTTCACCGCCAATTCCGACCTTATGTTTACCGGCTTGATTATCATACTCTTTCTCGATGCGCATAACGTCCCTAAACGCCATAAAGTAATCATCTTGTTCAAGCGCTTTATTCGCTTTATCTAAAAATTCTTCACCAAAGTTTGGCTTAATTAATGTCTTGGGATTATCGGAATCAGCAATTAATTCGCACTCAAACTTTTTTGTGCTTCTTAGCGCATAAGCATTTACGGTTCCATCTTCAGTAAAACCATAAATGTAAATTGTGCTCGTATGGGCATCACTAATATGATACTCATCCTCGTCAAGTCCAAATAAACACTCTGATAGCATCTTCGCTAAAGCATCAACTTCACGGACAAGCATTCTCCTTGAAATATTAATAGCAGCCTCAATAACGTCAGAACTCCCTGTACCACAAATAACAGATTTAGCAAATGGCATATACTCAAATTTTTTAGTGAAATAATTCGGTATAATATTACCATCTTCATCGTATGTAGAAACTAGCGTGTCCATTGATAAAATAATACTATCGGATCCAATCATTGCATTCATCGCAGTCATAAACGACACCCCTATATTCATGTTGATAGTACGATTATACCAAAAAAGTCGCTACATAATTGCAACAACTTTCTCTTTGGAACTATTCGATAATACAAATATACACCCATTCATTCGGCATGTAAGTGACATTTAGGGGACATTTTAGTGACATCTAGGGGACATCATGCTTTGCTTTCTGATCTAAATACTCTTTGTGTTTATTTTCTATATATTTTTTACTTTCTATTATGCTATCTGCTATTTTCAAATTTGTATTCTGAATATTTTGAATATTATGCTCATAATATTCATTCACTGTTTTAATCAGCCTTGACAAAGCCCCATTAAAATCATTGTTACCAGGAAACTTGTTTTTAACAATAATGTAAAGCATATTACTGATATCCGTCATAACCTGCTGATACGTATCTGGTAGTAGAACATTATCTTTGATAATCGGTTTTAATGCCCGGTTAACCGTCTTAATACTATTTGCTGATTGTACTATATCACCATTCGAAACTACTGGTGTTAATAAATTTGTTTTACCCTCTAAGTCATAGTTTTGCAGCTCATGCAACCGTTCAAGCATCAATTTTTCAGCCGATTTTGCATCTTTAATAGCCTGTTCTAATTGCTTGTTTTTTAATTCAAAATCTTGCAATGCTTCATGTATTTCTGATATTTTAAAGTCCTTTTTAAAATCTGTCTCTATTTTTTTAATCTGCCTTTCAGAAAATCGCCATTGCATAAAACTAAACAATGAAAAACCGAGTCCTAAAATCGTAAGAATAACAGTTATAATTGTTATATAAATCTGATTTTGGTTATTAAGCTCTTCTAAGAGTCTTTGTACTACGTCTGAATTACTCATATATTAGTACCTCCGAGGATTTGTTCTGCTTCAATCATAACAAAAAATCGCCACATAATTGTGACGACTTTCTTTTTATAAAACTTTCACATGGCGTACTCCATCACCGTATAGTCGTTTGACCTGACGGAACGAATAACTCATCTGTAGTGCAATCGTATCCAGCTGAATATCTTCAATAAAGTACTGCTCTAATATAGAAGCTTCTAACGAATTAGTTAATTCATCAAGACAATCAGTTATCTCGGCTTTGATTGGACGGCTTTTCTTGATCAGCCGATTAATCCGTCCCTCAATCTCTTCTCGCTGAATTAAATCGTCAGCTAGCTCTCGCCGCTTACCGCCACCTGGTTGTCCAGTCATACTAGGTGAATGTGTTGACTCAATACGATCATCAATAACAAATAGCTTAGTTTCAAGCCGCTTGATTTGTCTAAAGTAAGGCCGGTAACGCCTTAAAAATTTCTTGTTAGTTTCAAAATCGCCCACCACTTTCCACCTCAACTCCGAATAATTAAATTGCCGTGACGGTACTCCGTCACCCGCCGGTTTAACCAACTGTATTTCTTATGCAGTTGCTTTAAGGTTTGGTTCTTTTCCTCTGTTGTATGTGAGCTCTTGGCTGCGTATGCTTCAATTAAATTGTATTGTCGCAATGAAACTGCTAAATAGTCGCTCTTCATTGTTGCCTTGGTTATCTTCCAAATGGGTGCCATTTCTTTTTCGTTTGCGCCAAGAATGCCATTTTCATGGCGGTCTTCAACTTTACATACCAGGTTGTTAAGCTTTTCATGATCAATACGTTCCATAGTCTGTGCCTCGCCTTCATTCTAGCTATCGCATAATTTTAACCTGCAATCATCATGGTGGCATTATTTATTATTGTCAAAATACATGCTCTATTGTAAGATTTTGATTGCTTTTGCGTATTCGGTGTCAGTCATTTTTCTTCCTCCACCACATATCCGTCTAGCCACGCCCGGGCAAAAACATCACTATGATTGACAATCCAGTCGCCAATATCGCCTTTCTGATATCCATAAACAACTGTTTGGATCATAGCTCTGTAAATTCCGCCCAAAGTAGGAATTAAGTCATTAAGGCTGTGCCCGGTTATAATGCGTTCAGCAACGTTTTTAGGAATCACCGGTAACTCGGCATACTGTTGTTTGAACTCTTCATCAGCCATAACTTTAATCTCGTCTGCTTCATTAACAATCCAATCACCAATTTCAAACGATACTTCATTATCATCTGGAAAGTCATTAGGTTCGGGCTCAAAATCGTCAATCAGTATTGAATAATAAGCTGGCTCACCTGTTAATGCATCAAGCAATGAGTCTGGAATAACTTCATAGCCAAATAGACTTGTCTGACTACCATCGAACTGTTCGGCCTCAATTGGCTGTTTGCGATAGAACTTCATTTTTCTTCCTCCTAAGTCATGGACATAAAACAGTCACTAGGTATGTCATCAATTGATGACATTTTACGTTGCTTATAACAGTGAGTTTCCAAGACGTCTTTGTCAGTAAGTTCAGTCCCACGTGGCCATAACGGTCGATTATTACCGTCATACCAGAATAAATCATTCCAAAGCTCTCTGCTTTTATCAAGTGGCACTAGCAAGGCAATCTCAACATCACCGCTATCATTAAACCAGTGGTTCGCTACTTTCAAAGTTTTCATTCATTACCCTCCTTGTAAAGTACGGTCAGTGAATGCGTTAAACGAAGAGTATCACTAACAGTTTCATTGGTTGTAATCTGAACAACTTGTTTATCTTCGATAAAATAATTCACACGACTATCAAATTCCTCGTCGTCTTCCTCCCAGGGTTGTCTAAAAGTTTTAATCTTCATTTTCAATCCTCCCCGAACACTTCAAACGCCCGCTTGCGAATGTTGTACGGCTCATATTCCTTGACCAGTTGCTTGTTATCCTGTGCTTTAGCTTTGTTTGCTTCGGCATGTTGCTTCATACGCCGGTGCTTCCGTTTAATTGTTGAACGCTTCTTAGTGTGCTTAGGCATCTTCGTCCTCCACATATTCCGCAATGTACTTATCCGCTGGAGCCACAAACATGTGATTACCTTTTGTATAAAGATAATAACTATCTCCTTTTCTCTCAATACAACTAATAATTGGGGACTCATTAGGTCCGTCTCGGTATTCGAACGGTTTTCCAACCTGAAACGAATAATATCTGGAATCTCCTTCTAAAATAGTTATGCATTCTAAATTTGCATCTATCAATCCGATTATTCTATTCATTTTTCTACCTCACTTAAACCCATATCCAACCAGCCCTTCATTAATAATTTTCAATGCATCTTCCGGGCTCCGTGCAATCCCGTGAATCGTGTGTTGTTTCATCAAAAAATTGTGAAATCTAATCTGATCAGCCCGCGGTCGTCCGGTTTCATTTTTACATTCAATGAAGAATATCGAACCATCCGAATGTCGGAACCCAAATAAATCTGGGAATCCTTGCGGCAGTCCAGTATCGAACCATCTACCATTCTTCATTTCAACTTTGCCGACGTTTGCGCGAAAAATCGTACATCCGGCTGCTGACACGGCCACCCGAATTTGATTCTGAATTTCTTGTTCTCGCATGTAGTCGCTACACTTCCAATCTACTGATACGCTGTAACCCTTGCTACCATTGACTTTGTTCAAGGTGTAGCATCGTAGCTAGTAATTTTTAACTTTCTCAACCTCATACTCACCGTATCCCCTAATCCCTATACCCTATATAAAATAATATATATATATAATATAAGAAGGAGTAACTACATGTTACTGTATACGTTGGGCCCCAAGGGTTTAGCCGTAGTCAGTAAAGTGACTACACCTGAACTACACGTACTACACTCTTGTGTACCCGCGGCGTGGAACCCCGTTAACTCGGTGTTGTGCCGGTTTCCAACCTTTGTGATTGTCCATCACGTACTTGATTTTCTTCGCCAACTTCCGATTCTTCGTAATGTCGGCCCCATCCATCTTAAACGCGATGTCTTTACTCATTACAAAGTCGTCTTTAATCGTCGCCAATGCCTCTTCGATAGCGTCCTCTTCGGCGTCAATGTACATAAACTGTTCACGGTTGTCCGCCATCATCTGCTCTTGCTCCTGCGTTAACCCGAATCGAAAACCGTCGCGATAGTAACTTGCGAACTCACCCCATAACTGATCAATCGTTCCCTGCGGCAAGTCAGTAATCGGTGACTTCTTCTGTAGTGCTGAATTGACCATCACCGGCATAAAACGCCGCTCACCGGTTTTATCCTTCAAGTAAGTCACTTCATTAGTCGTTCGAGCCATGACGAAGTTTTTGTATCGGCGGACGGTATAGCGACCATAGGCCGGTCGGTACTCCAGAATTTCAGCACTGATAAATTTCTTTAAGATTTCAAAGCTACTATGGCTGGTGGCGGTCATTTCATCGTCGTTCACGATCCAAGCCCGCATCATATTGCCATAGTTGTCTTTGTTTTCAAAGTCAGTGAATTGGTCGGTATACCAGCCATTTGACATACGCTTAAGCAAGGTGGTCTTACCAGTTCCTTGACCACCCACTAAATCCAAAACAAAATCAAATTTAGTTTCTGGCTTGAATACTTTGGCTACTGCGCCGACAAAGAATAGCTTGGTCTGTAATGTTGTAACTGGTGATTTTTCAACGCCGAGATAGACCGGCAAGAAGTCAGCCACCCTAGTAACGCCGTCCCATTTTTTGTAACATTCGTTCAGATAATTAATAACTGGATTGAATACGTTACGTCGTGACACTTCGGTAACTGCCGCATCAATTAACTTTGGCGTAAACATGACTTTATACTTACGTTCGATGTACCGTTGTACTGCTGGTGTGAACTCATCTTGCAGTGGTCCATGTTCCAACATTAGCTCGGCTGAATCTTCCATGAACTCAGTTTCGTAACTAAATTCGTTATAAGCAAACTTACCTTTAAGAAGCGGGTCATGTTCTAATATCAGACAAACATTTTCAAGTGAATTTGCTTTAATACCGCCCTTAGCTGTTTCCATAAAATTAATTCGATTTTTAAGCGGTACAACTTTCTGCTGTTCCTCTAACTTGCGTAGCTTGTCCGCTTCTTCCTCTGCGCTCACTGGTTAGCCTCCCTTCGTCTAATTTCTTTCTTAATCATCGACTCAATCGTTGTCTTGGCTTCTCGCTGAGTCAGTGAATCGTCTGTATTTGCATTTGCCAGCAAGCCTAGCTGGATAACTGCTCGCGGATCAACACCTCGGAATAATAATCCACCGGCGAAACTTGCCAGTGCATTATTACGTCCACCAGTATCTCCAAGCCCGACCACAACTGTTTCAAACAGCTCAGCGGTGCCAGACTTTTTTGAATAATCAGTTTTCAACCCGCTAAGGTCTACTTCTGCCGTAGCTGTCTTGGCATTGATGGCTGCTACTAACTCTGCTGTGCCCGTAGCAATCGGATTGCGATTCTCCCATTGATACGCCTTACCATTCCGCTCACTGGGTGCGACCATCACATAATTGTTAACGTGAGCCTTAATATCAATTCCCGGTAGCCATCCGATATTCTGCTGAACAGTGCTATCTTCACGCTTTAGATAAAATAGTTGCCGGCCGCCGCCCGCTGTCTTCTGCGATAACGTTTCACGGAAATACTCTGGGTGCTCATAGTCTTTGAACGATTGAAAACCATCCGCACCATTAGAGTGTTCGTCAATATCAACTACAAAAAAATTAGTTGTCCGTAGTGCTAATTGTGCGTACGGGTGTGATCGCCAATAGCTTTGAATCTGATCAATGGTCAAGGCGGGCTGGTCAGCGAACTTAATCATCGGTTTCTTGCCAATCATTGGCAGGACGCTGAACCCCGCTTTGGCGTATCTAACTGCATAATTAACTAAATTACGCATGACCGGCCTCCTTCTGTAAATTAACGGGCATCACACCCGAACGATGGTTTACTGGCACTGCAGTATTTATTTAGAACGGTGCTTCATCGGTTGGTTCTGCTGGTGCGTCTGCGTCAGTTGGTAGTGGTGCTTGTGGTGCTTCCGCGTCTGTTGGCATTGGTGCCCCACCTAAGTCGCCAGGTAAGTCTGCATCCGTGATGTCTGCAGTTTCAGGCTGTTCAGTTGCATCTAAGTCATATTCAACGTAGGGGTTGTCGGGATCCTTCTTGTTTGGACGGTGCTTAACGTGTAAAATTACCGACTTGCCCTTTTCTGGTGCTAATACATTAGCCAGCATTTCGTGTGTATCGGTTTCGTTTTCGCTAGCAAAATATTCTGGCTTCATTTCGACGCCTAGCAGCGACCCTAGCTTGATGACAAACTTAATTGACCGGCTAAGAATGAAATCTGGAATCGCCTTACCAGCTTTGCTCTTAGTGGCAAAACTAATGCGGTCGTACTCTTTTTCGCCAGCGTGGTCACCGTCTAAAACCGTGAACACGACCTGTAAGCAATCCCAACCTGAATCGAATGATCGATGTTCAATGCTTTCCACAGCGGTTAAGTAATCACCATCTGGTAATCCTGTGCTTCCGCTATTCACTGAATCATTCTTTGGATCAAAGTTATCTAAAGTGTTTGCTGCAATATCTAATAAACTCATATTTATTTACCTGCTTTCGTTGTTTGTACTTCCGGTGCTAATGCATTCGGAATAGCTTTCAAAATACTGAGAATCTTTGAATCATTAATTTCACTGGCTTTATACCGGCGACGAATTTCTGTCACGTTTCGTAAATAGTTCTTGCCAACGTGTTGAGTATGGATAACCAAGTCACAATTTCCATTAACCACGTTGTAATACTTAGTCTTGAGTGACGGAACAGTCTTCGTATTACCATCATCATCTGTAAAGTCATTCTCGCGACTAATGTAAACGACGTTGATTGGTAATGCCTTGAGATCCATTACCAGACTTTGAAGCACAGTATTGAACAACGCATATCCTCGGCCATACCCCATGTCTGCTAACGATTCGACCCCCGCTTTTAGGCAAATTGCCTGTTCAATCAGCTGGCAGACGTCATCGATAACATCCAGCGTCACAGTCTCGTACGTGTTTTGGGTAGTTCCTAACTCCAAAATTACTTCTTGAAGCTGGTCAATGACACTACTCTTTAAACTGCCATCAGGGTTGCGTACATTTCGTAATTGAATGCTTGGACGTGTTCCCATGGCGCTATTTCCATCAGTATTCAAAACTAATACATTTGGGAAATGTTCAGCTAGGTAACTCTTACCGCTCATTGTTTGGCCCCAAATAAAGAAGTTACGAGGGGTTCCAGCGGGCTTATGGGGTTCATTCTTTGGTAAAATACTCACTTTCTAATCAATCCTTTCATCTTGGCTTGGAAGTAGGACCAACCGGGCTTATATCCGTGCAACTTGGCGTATGCCTTAATCTCCGCGTACGTGGTTAACTCACCCGGCGACTTATCGGCTACTGCTTTAGCAGCATTGTTCTCTGCAATCTCTTTGGCTAATGCCAACCGCTTGTTAGCTTCAATCTTCTTGAGTTTGATTGACTCGTCGGTCTCAATAATTTTTTCTTCGCCCAGCTCGGCCCCACAAAACGGACAGGTCTCACCTTTGCGATAGAACGTTGCGAAGCATTCCGGACAAACCGAAACTGACTTGATAGGTGTCCCGTTGCTACTCTTTGAATGTTTGTCCCGGCCACCAAGAATCCATTGCCGGTCTATGGTTGGCAAGCCGAATCGCTCAACGTTGTTAACGTGGTCGATGATGATGGCCCGCTTGCCTGCCCTCGGGTTCATTGACCGCATGGCAAACTGTAAATAAAGTGATAGCGACTGTGTTGGCCGTAGCATGATTACACAATCAACATTGGGTAGGTCTAACCCTTCTGTGAACAGCTCTGCATTGGTGACTACTTGAATCTTGCCTGCCCGATAACTTGCCACGATCTGCTCACGTGTTCGCCGGTCCGTTTTACCGGAGACTGCCCGTGCCGTTATGCCAGCTTGGTTGAACGCATCTGCCAGTCGTTCGGCACTCGCCACGTTGTACGCATAGGCAATGGCTTGCTTGTCGGGGGCTAGTTTCAAGTAATGCTTTACTGCATTGCCATAGATTTTGGGCTTCACGGCCTGATCAATACTCTTTTCATCGAATTCACCATTGCGCTTAGTTTTCAGCTGAGTTACATCAATTTCGGATGGCGCGTAATAATCAACTGGTGCTAGGAATCCTTGGTCAATTAGCTGGCTGATAGGTTTACCTAGTACAATGTCATCAGCAATTACGTTTAGTCCTTTGCCGTCCATCCGCCACGGTGTCGCAGTGAACAACAATTTAAGCGCGTCAGGGAATGCTTGAGTTATTCTCTGGTAGGACTTCGACAGTGCATGATGAGCTTCGTCTATCATGATGATGGCTGGTTTGGTTAACTCATCAATATGCCGGGTAATGGTCTGAACCATGCCCATCTTGCAAAGTGACATGTTAACGTCATCACTTTTAAACGTATTTTCAGCCTGTTCCAGGATTTCCCTTCGGTGTACGATAAATAGTACCCGGTTACCTTTAGCCGTTGCCCTACGTGCGATATCGGCCATGATTACTGTTTTCCCAGTTCTAGGGCGGGGACTGTACTACGATGGATTTGTGTCCGTGAATTGTTGAGTTATAGACCGCATCAACTGATTCCTGCTGGTAATCTCGTAGTTTAAACATCCCTAATCACCCCTTTCTGCACTGTGTGTTGCATTATTTAATGACCGCTTTCCGATTCAGTTCCAGATGAGCGCCGGGCACGTTCTTGCCAGCTGATAGTGCTTTATAGATTGCCGTTTTGTCTGGCTGGTATTCATGAACTTCTTTGACGAAATCAGCTGTGAGTTTATCCGGTTCACTCACCACCGTGGACGCACGATAATTTCGAACTGAAACAATGTGTTGGTCCGTAGTTAATTTCTTAATCCCAGCCTGATCAAGCGTGTCCGCTAAATAGCCATTGAGCCGGTTATTCAGACCATCAAGCCGTTTCTTTTCGGCCTGCAAATCTTTAATGCGTTTCTTGGCAAACTCAATATCTGCCTGGTTTTCATCAATCCAGCTAGCAATGTTATCGATCTTCACATTCATTGAATCCGTCAATGCATCGAGCGTATCAACAACAGTGTCTGGGTCCAGGTCATCACGGTTGGTTAAGTCGCGATAGTTTGTCGCCATTTCGTATAAGTTCATTCTTCATCGTCTCCAATCACACCTAATTCAATCAATTCTTCCTTAGTAGGCCGCTCATCATCTTCCGGAGGCTCTAGCCATTCATCATATCCTGGTATCATAGCTAGTACTCGCACGTTTCTTGACTACCAGTTTCCCAATCAAAATTAAAACCATTTTTTTCGGTTTTAAGCTGGTTAATAATAGTTTTCCAAAGAGTTGAAGTACGAATAACCTTATGGAAAAACTCATCGCCATTCACAAAATTTTCGATTACATTAATTTGCCGGCAGTTCAACCAATACCGGTCACGTGACCGATAGATGTATCGCAAAACGCTGTGTAGATATTCATTTGACATTTCTTCCGGACAATGAACCTCACCATTACCATCTATCCAATTTGAACTGTTTAAAACTTCTTCTGTATATCTGAATTTCATATTTATTCACGCACCTTTTCTTGAAAACCAATTTTATCTAATACCGCTTCAGGGCTTAGCACACCCATTAGCCATGCTAGAAACTGGGTCGAGTCTTCATAGAAGTACCGATATCCAAGACACTCACAGTAAGCCATACCTGGACTAATTGTTTTCTGGTTGAATGTCCGCATGGTCTTCACCTCGCAAATGCTCCATTGCTGATTGCCGTGCTAAACTCCGATAATGTTGCCACTGCTTGAACCGATAGGTAGCTAAGCATACATACCCAACTGGCGTCTCCCTTAGCTTTCGATACCAATGTGTTGCTTGTGATTTGTAATTATTCATGTGTAAACATTCCTTTCAGTTGTTGCCATAGGTTCGCCCGTGGTGTACCATAAACCTGTAAAATTATTTGGTTATTTTTTAACCTTGTCCCAGTAACTGGTTGCACCCGGTTACTGGGATTTTGTTTTGCTTGCCACTCGTCAAACAGCTCATGAGAATAAATCTTCATCAGTAACCTCCTTGGCATCTGGTAGTGTAAAGTACCACTTGCCATCCTTGCTATTAGCTGGCGTTCGATAATAAATTCCGTGGCTGCTCAAAGAATTAAGAAAGGCTGGTCGATATTTCTTATTGCTTGCTGTAGACACCTCACGAACTGTTGTAAACTTAATGGTGGTTAATAGCTCTTGTTCTGCTTCCTGATACGCTTTTGCGGCAATGTAATAGTTACGATAACTCAGTGCCGTTTCAATTTCCGATTCGTTATACATTTTTATTCCTCCTTAAACACCAAACAAACCACTAATATCATGTCGCTTGAACCACAGCCAAGTTAATGCGCTGCCAATCAATGCACCTTCAATCATCCATAACACCTCCCTTCGTTACCATGGCAGCTCTTCACCGTGCTTATCCAAAAACTCCGCCATTGCCTTGGCTTTAAACTTCCATGCGCTGCCACGACCTTTATGAATGATTTGGCCTTTGCGTTCCATTGCCCCAATCTCGCGACTGTAGCGTGGGCTTTCTAGGATGTTATCTTTCAACCAGTCAACTGACTTATTAGCACACCATTCACGCAAATCTTTCATAGTCCACCAGCGGCCGGTCAGTGACTCACCTTCATAGCCATGAGAATCAACGGGAACAAGCTTCATGCCATCAGGTAGTGGAAAACGGAAAGTTCCAGTTACTTCAATCTGATCTAATAATGATTGGGTCATCACTGTTCGTCTCCTTCGTCATCAACGATTTCAACATTGTTCATTGCATAGTAGATAAACTGTTCAACAATCCTTCTCATCGGAATTCCGGTCTCTTCTTTAATTTCACGAATGGAATCAAGAATTGAGACATCAACGAATATTGGCTTGGTTCCGCCGCTACCATTAAGATGTTGCTTTCTTAAAACTAATTTTTCCGTCATCTTTTATTCATCTCCTTCATGTGGTCGAATTTTAAAAGTCTCAATAATCTTCAAAACTAGCTCGTTAGCCGCTGCAGACTTCTTGGTTCCAGCCAATACTTGCGTCATGTACATCTTTCCTACACCAAATGTAGCGGCCAAGCTTGTAATGCTAATTTCACGATCATCAATATACTTCTTGATAAGTTCTCGCCCTGCTAATGTTGTCGGCATTTAATTCACCTCCTTTCATTTATGTATGTAAGCCAATTTGATAACCAATAGAGTGTTTATGATAATTTGCTTGTCATTTTGTACACTATAGAGTACAATCAAATCATGGTTAAAGAAGCCATTATATAGCCGTTTAATACTAGTTAATCGTTGGGGAGCGCTTAAAACTAGGATTAATTGGTACTCTTTTCTATAGCCTGTTTAGTTATTGAATTAGCTTACGGATATTAATATAACCCGATAGTGTAATTTTGTCAAACGCAAAATTAGACTTTAGGATAATTTATTATTCATCCGTTGTAAAGGATGGTTGATACATCAATGTTTGATCGAGTAAAAGAATTATCAAAATCCCATGGAAAAAGTTTAAAGCAGGTTGCTACTGAACTTGGGTTCGGTGAAAACTACTTTTATACCTGGAAGAAAAAATCACCTGGAATAGACAAGGTTCAGAAGGTTGCTAATTATTTCAACGTGTCTGTGGATTACCTTTTAGGCAATGAAGTCCAGAGCAGTCCTGAGTGGGCAACTGAAGACGACAAAATCGACTTAGACAAATGGTTACAGTCGAATGTGCCAATGGGATTTCAAGGCATGGATATGGACGACGAAACAAAAATTAAGGTACGTGCCTTCTTGGAAGGTGTGTTCTGGGAAGATAAACAAAAGCATCGGAATGACAATAATAAAAAGTAGGTGTTATTGATGAACAGTTATAAACTGTATCTACAGGTTCATCAATTAGCCGACAAATTAGGGACTTTCGATCCCTTTGTCATTGCAGACAGTTTAGGTTATCGTGTTGAATATGCTAGTTTAGGCAACCTCAAAGGGATATGTACAACCGCAAGCAGCGGTGATGTGTACATTGGCTTGTCAGATGAATTGCAAGAAGTACCAGAAAAATATGTGGTTATGGCTCACGAATTGAAGCATGGATTAGATCACACGTCCTGCGCCGCTCTCTACACCATTGGAAATAATTGGGAAGGCAAAATGGAACGTGAAGCTAATTTATTTGCATGTAGTGAACTTACCGCCCTATACAAAGAACAGTATGGCGACCGACCACAAAGTTTTAATGAAATACAAATGGCCTATGGTCTACCAGATAAATTCTACGAATTAATGTTCTAAAATAAAATTAATGAGATGATTTAATGGATTACGAAGAGTACCAAACAAAAGTTATCATGCTTGATAATACAATCAGAAATATTACGTCAAAAATGATTGACACAATTCATCAAGATATTATAAAAAACAAAGAACTCCTTTCAAAACTAATTGTTGATACAGATTTTGATTTTATAAGTTTAGATGACCATCTTCTCGATAGAAAAACTGACCAACTAGCAATTGAATTGTTTCGATATGGTCAAGAAGTTATATACTATAGCGCGCTCGAAAGTGACATTGTATATTTTCAAAATACCAGTTACGATGTTGAGGTATCTCAACTAGTTAGTGATGAACTATTGGTTAAAATGTTTGAAACTAAAAATATATTTAAAAAAGTTCATCACGTTACTGGAATATCCGGAATACTTGAAAAAAATTTAGCTTTTAAACGTGCAATTATTAAGGACATATCACAATAAAAAAACGCCTCACTGCCGGTAACAGTGAGACGTCGTAACCAATGATATTGATTTACAAATATTATTATATCATTGGAGGATATGTAAATGAATGTTAAAAAGATAGCGACACTAGGGGCAGTTTTATTTATCGGAATCGGTCTGGCTGGTTGTGGAAACAATTCCAATAAAAGCTCGTCCCACTCACAGAAAGTATCGGGGCCATTAAAAAAAGTTGGAACATACACAAAAGATAGTGAAACTGGAAAAATTACACTGTTAGCTATTAAAAATTATCATAATAAGGCAATAAACACCAAATCGGCTACTTATTATTTTAAAGAAGCCAAATTATTAAAAATTGAAACAACGAAGAAATCACAACGTGCTAATGATGAAAATAATTTTGGCAAAAAACTTAACAATACTTACTATGAATATCAACTGGGATACTCTCTTAAAAATAATAGTAAAAAGCGTGTTTCTTCAAACGGAGCTGAATTAATCACCCCATCAGGTAACCAGCTTTCATCTAATCACGGGGCAATAGATGAATTGGTCGGCGATAAGATTCAACCAGGCACAAAAAAGACTGGGCTTATACAGGCTATTGCTGGAAAAGAGGACATCAAGAAAATGAATCAGTATAAGTTTGTCTCTGCTGAACTAATCGAAGATAGTGGGAATTACTATGGTGTTGATAATCAAACTACAATTAACTTCAACAAATAACTTTATTTTTGATAGTCGTAACTGGTCTAGTTATTACGTCTGAATTAAAAAGACCCGTGTTTCCTACTGACCAAAGTTTGAGTTACAACATATATCAATGTTTCAATATAGGAGAAAATAACATGACAACAAGACAGCAAGCCGCAAGAGACTTTGTTAAAACATGGTTATCTCCAAAAAGAGGCCGCGAAGATGCTGACCGCCAAACTTTTTGGAACGACTTATTACAACGAGTCTATGGCATTAGTAATTACTATGATTATATTACTTATGAAAAGCAGGTACAGGTTAAGGCAGATAATAAAATTACTACAAGACGCATTGATGGGTATATTCCTTCAACCAAGGTTATGATTGAGATGAAGGGTAAAATTATTAAGGATCTATCCAAGCCACTGCAACAATCTGGAGGCGGCGAATTGACTCCTTACGAGCAAGCTAAGCGATATGCTAACTTTTTGCCTCAAAATGAGCAGCCTAGATGGATTATTGTTTCCAACTTTTCAGAAATTGATATTCATGACATGAATCAGCCATTGGCCGATCCGACTATCTTAAAGATAAAAGATCTACCAACTAAATTTAAGTTACTAGAATTTTTAGTCGATACCCATCAACAGCAAATTATTAATGAGAAAAGGTTGTCTGTTGATGCCGGAATATTAGTATCCAAGATCTATAAAGAACTGGCACAAGCTTATTCTCTACATGCTGATTTAAACGACAACAATATACAAAAAAGTTTAAACATGTTAATTGTACGCCTTGTTTTTCTGCTTTATGCCGATGATACAGGTATTTTGGGGAGTGAAGATATGTTCTTGAAGTTCGTGGAACGTCGTGAACCACAAGATATTCGAAGTGATTTGTTAACATTGTTTAAAGTTCTAAATGAAACAGATGATAAGCGAGACCCGTTCTTAGATGATGAACTAGCCCAATTCCGGTATGTTAACGGTGGTATGTTTTCGGATGAAAGTATTATAGTTCCTAAATTTACGCCGGAACTCAAAGAATTAATTGTTAATGAAGCTGGTCACGGATTTAACTGGTCTAATATAAGTCCAACTATTTTTGGGGCTGTTTTTGAAAGCACTTTAAACCCTGAAACACGACGATCTGGTGGTATGCATTATACTTCAATTGAAAACATCCATAAGGTAATTGATCCGCTGTTCTTAAACAACTTACGTTCAGAATTAGATAAGATTCAAAATATGGGCCATCGAAATCAACAATTAGAACGTGCTAAAGATTTTCAACGTAAATTAGGAAATCTTCACTTCTTCGATCCGGCTTGTGGTTCAGGAAATTTTCTAACTGAAACCTATCTATCTTTACGATCTATGGAAAACCAATGTCTTCAAATAATTTATGGAACCCAGCCTGTGTTAGCAACTGAGGATTTAATAAAGGTTAAGATTCAGAACTTTTACGGAATTGAAATTAATGATTTTGCAGTTTCTGTAGCCCGAACAGCCATGTGGATTGCCGAGAACCAGATGCTCGAACAAACCAAGGACACTGTTTACTATAATAAAGATTTTTTACCATTGGATCGGAATGATTCTATCTACGAGGGAAATGCCTTACAGATGGACTGGGCAGAAATCATAAAGCCCTATGAACTTGATTATATTATGGGAAATCCACCTTTTGTAGGTAAAAAAGAACAATCAATACAGCAAAAGGAAGATCTTAAAAATGTTTTTGATGGAAAAAGCATCGGAATACTAGACTATGTAACGGGATGGTATAAAAAAACTGCTGATTACATCAAAAATTTTTCAGTACACGCTGCATTTGTTTCAACTAATAGTATTTCTCAAGGAGAACAAGTTATTAGGTTGTGGAGATTGTTAGAGCCGTATCATTTAACAATAAATTTTGCCAATAGAACTTTTGTATGGGATAACGAAGCTAAACACAAAGCACATGTTCATGTAGTAATTATTGGATTTTCCAGTAGTAATCATGGTGATAAACAGATATTCAATATTGATAACAAAATTGAAAGTGCACAAAATATTAATCCGTATTTAATAAATGCACCAACCGTCTTAATTGAAAGCCGTCCCAACCCCATTTGTAAAATAGAAAAAATGATCTATGGCAGTATGCCACTAGATGATGGACATTTAATTTTAAGCAATAAAGAAAAAGATAATTTGTTAAAAAAAGATCCAAAAGCAAATAAGTTTATTAAACCATACTATGGTGGAAGAGAAATTTTACACGGTTCCCCACGATACTGCTTATGGATGCCCAATACAACTCCCACCGATCTCAGAAAACACCCATTAATATTAGATCATGTTAATGCCACCCGTGAGTTTCGCTCTAAAAGCAAACGACCAGGTACGATAGCAGCAGCTGATAGGCCAACGGAATTTGGAGAAATAAGACAGCCAAACAATGGTGAGGTTATTGTCTTGCCCAAAGTATCCAGTGAAAAAAGAAATTATATTCCAATCGAATATATGGACTCTAAAAACATTATTAACGGTAGTGCTTTTATGATAAAAAACGCTAATTTATATTTATTTGGTATCTTGAATTCCTCAGTACACAATGCCTGGATGAGAACAGTTGCGGGCCGCATGAAATCAGATTATCAATATTCTATCAGAGTCGTTTATAATAATTTTCCTTGGCCTAAAATCAATGATTCACAAAAAATAAATATAGAACGATCGGCCCATCAAATTCTAAATGCCAGGAAAAATGACGCAACAGCCACTTTAGCCGAGTTATACCAACCAATTAATTTCAATAACATTGAAATTGAACTAAAAAACGCCCATGAATTAAATGATAAGGCTGTATTAAAAGCTTATGGTCTCAAAGCATCAGCAACAGAAGCAGAAATTATCAAACGTTTATTCGACATGTATATAGAAATAACATCTAAATAGCTCTGCATTGGTTTAGTTACTATTCCAAATAATATCACGAATTTTTCTCTGCTAGCATGACACGAAAAAAGCACATCCCCTCCCGCCAAGAAGATGGATGTGCTCAACCTGAATTAAATCACTAAAGGACTTAATGGCTCCTTTAGTATATCATATTGGAGGAAAATATTATGGCATCAATTACAAAACGCTTTGGAAGTTGGCAAACAAGAATTAGCTATAAGAAACGTAATGGTAAATATGCAACCTTTAGCAAGGCTGGCTTTAAAACTAAAAAAGCCGCACAGCTTTATAGCAACTCAATCGAAGATAATATTGCATTAGGAATTTTGCCAAACGACAAAAAAGATTCTCACGTTTTTGCAGAATACTTCAATAGTTGGTTTGAAGACTTTAAAAAAGCAAAAATATCTGAGCGAACTCAGCATCGATATATAATCACCTACCATGAGTTGCAGAATTATTTTAATCAAACCGAAATTGAAAATATAACACGACGGAAATATCAGCAGTTCATTAATGCTTACGGTGCTAACCATGCAAAGGATACTGTCAAAAAGGTAAATAGTCTAATTCGAGCTTGCGTGCACAACGCCATTTATGAAGATATGATTACTAAGGACTTTACTGAGAATGTTGAATTGGTTTTCAATCCCAAAAAGTCACGCAAGATTGAGTATTTAAATATGCAAGAAATACAACAGCTTTCAGCATATTCTCTTAATCACATTAATAAGAACTTCACTTCGCACCAAATGATTTTAACTGCTATCTATACTGGTATGCGTTTAGGCGAAATTCAAGGGCTACAGTGGAAAGATATAAACACTGACTTTAAGACTATCACCGTTAGACATGCACTTAACGAAAGCACTCAAGAATTAATTCCAACTAAAAATGAATCTTCAAACCGAATTATTCGCATCAATCAAGACTTAACTGATATGTTTATCGAAATGAAACAACATAAACGTGCAGATTTAATATTCATTAATCAATATGGAACTGTACCAACATCTGCAGCGGTTAATAAGACACTACGGGAATCACTAAAGTCCCTAAATATTAAACGTGCTGGGTTTCACTTTCATTCATTACGGCATACTCACGTAGCTTACTTACTTTACTGTGGTGCTGACTTGTATGCAATATCTAAGCGTCTTGGTCATTCTGATCTAGCAACAACTACAAGGGTCTATTCATATTTGATTGAAGAATATAAAGTTAAAACTGATAACAAAATCGAACAATATTTAGATGACATTACCGCCCCAAAATCAGTTAAAGAAATTGCTGAATAA